GGGAGGACATTGCCAAGTATGTGATGCCGCGCAAGGCGACGATGTTCACCCAGACGACATCGCCCACCACCGACGACGAGGCTCAACTCTTCGACGCCACCGCCGTCCGGGCGAACATGATTCTGGCAAATGGCCAACTCAGTTGGATGACACCGCTCGAAAGCCGGTGGTTCAGTCTGGAGCCGCCGAAGGCGATGGAAAGCGAGGACGAGGTCGAGCAGTGGTTCAAACGCTGCACCGAGGTCATGCAGGCCGAACTTTCCCGCAGTAATTTCTACACGGAAATCCACGAACTTTATCTCGACCGGGGAGCATTCGGCACGGCGGCGATTCTGGTAGAAGCCGGGAAGAACAATTCCCTCAACTTCACCAAACTCGATCTGGGTAGCTTCGCGATCTCCGAGGACGACGAAGGGTATGTGGATACGCTCTCCCGCGAGTATGAGATGACCGCTCGGCAGGCCGCGCTCAAGTTCGGCATCGAGAACATCACTGACGCCATGCGGAAGGAACTGGAGAAACCCAACTCCAACCGCAAGTTTGCCTGCGTTCATCTCATCGCCCCCCGTGGGCCGGGCGAGATTGAAATGGGCAAGCGAGACGCCAAGAACAAACCCTACGCCTCGGTCTATGTGGACAAGGCATCCAAACATGTCTTCCTCGCTTCCGGGTTCGACGAGCAACCGTTCTTCGTCACTCGCTACCTCAAGTGGAAGAACAGCGAATGCTACGGCTACTCGCCATCGTGGACCGCGCTACCAGAGTGCAAGCAACTCAACTTCCTTGAAAAGCAACTCGACTCGCTCGCCGAGATTCATGCGTTCCCTCGCATCCTCATCCCAGCCGGGTTCGATGGTGACATCGACCTCCGCGCCGGTGGCGTGACCTATTTCGACCCGAACAACCCGCAGGCTACTCCGAAGGAGTGGGGAACCGGCGGGCGCTATGACATCGGCGTCGAGCGTGCCGAACACAAGCGCAAGGCGATCAACGAAGCCTTCCATGTGGACCTCTTCCAGATGTTCGCGCAGTTGCAAAAGCAGATGACTGCCCGCGAAGTCGCCGAACGCGCCAGCGAGAAACTCATCCAATTTTCCCCGACCTTCGCCCGCCTCACGACTGAGCTTTTTAATCCGCTCCTTCGCCGAGTCTTTGCGATCTTGGCCCGCGCTGGCAAGTTCCCTCCGCCTCCGCAGGCGCTCCAAATGATCGGCGTCATCCCAGAGCCGGATGTTGCCTACAACAGCAGAATCGCCCTCGCGATCAAGAGTCTCGAAAACGCTGCCTTCATCCGCACGACCGAGATGCTCCTGCCCTACGCGCAGATCAAGCCGGAGATGCTCGACAACTACGATTTCGATGAGATCACCCGCGACATGGCCCGCAACGATGGCCTGCCAGCCCGCTGGCTTCTCGATGAAAACATGGTCGCCCAGACCCGCGCTCAACGCGCCCAAGCTCAACAGCAGGCCATGCAGGCGCAGCAGATGGAGCAGGCTGCAAGCGCCATCGGAAAGGCTGGCAGCGTGAAGCAGGACTCCGCTCTTGCTGGCATGCTCCCCGGCATGATGGGACAAGCATGATGGCTCCAGAAGACAAGGCCGCAGCCCTCCGGCGCGAGCGTGAGCGCCAGAAGACGACCAATGCCTACCACCGTGTCTTTGGGTCCAAGGAAGGCGCTGCGGTCATCGCTGATCTCAAGACGCAGTTCGCCACCGACTCACAGGTCTTCCTGCCTGGTTACGATTTCAACCCCGTGGTCGCCGCCCTCCGGGACGGCCAGCGCGGCGTGATCCTCCACATCGAGGCGATCCTCCGCAGGCCGGTCATCGCGGACGGCGACATCGAGACTCCCAAACGAAAGGTCAAAAAATGAGCAAGAAACCCGATCCCAAGCCCGTCTCGAAAACCATCCCGCCTGCACCGGAAATGGAGCAGATGCTCGGCGACAAGACTCCCGCCTATGTCGAGTGGATGCGCGACTACTACCCGCAGGAATTCGCGATCCGCTACGCCGGACGCCGCACCCACCTCGGCTACCACCCGCATCCGTAGTTGTGCGGTTTTGACTGATACCTAATTTATGGAAGACACCATCGATACCTCCTCCGAGCAGAGTCTGCTCGACACAGGAGCCGACAGCACCAACGCCGCAGCGCCAGCCGCTTCGGAAACGACAACCACCACCACGCAACCCTCAACCGGATGGGTGAACCCAGACGGCACATTCGGAGACAAGTGGCTCGATGCCCTGCCCGATGATGCGAAGGACTACAAGGACACGCTGTCCAAATACAAAAGCGTTCCCGACATGGCCAAGGCGCTCGCGAATGCGAATGCCCTCATCGGAAAAAAGCTCGGCGTGCCGAACGAGAAATCCTCGCCCGAAGAGGTCGCCGCCTTCCGCCGAGCCATGGGAGTTCCCGATTCACTGGAGGAATACAAGTTTGCTCCAGACGCTCTACCGGAAGGCATGACATGGAGCGACGACATGGCGAAGCCATATGCCGAGATCGCGCACAAGCACGGCATCCCGCCATCGGCCATGAAGGAACTCGTCAACCAGCATGCCCGCACCGAGGCGTTCAAGATGGAGGCGATCCAAGCCACCTTTGAGAAGCAACGCACCGAGGCTGTGCAGACGCTCCAGAAAGAGTGGGGGAATGATTTCGGAAAGAACATCGGCCTTGCCAAGCAGGCTGCGAAGATCGCTGGCGTGGATGCGAATTCACACGGGTTCAGCGACCCGGAGGTCGTGCGTGGCTTTGTTCGCATGGCGCAAATGATGAGCGAAGACAAGGTCGGTCGCTCCATGGGCGGCACAGAGTTTATGACCGGCGCAGCCCGTGCCAAAGACATCATGTCGAATCCCGACAACACTTGGCACAAACGCTACATGGAAGGCGACCGCGAGGCCGCTGCGCTCGTCACCTCCCTGCTCAAGCAGGGTTAAAAACTGCGGGGTAGTGAAAAGGTATAACACCAGTTTCATAATCTGGAATTCCGGGTTCGACTCCCGGCCCCGCTATTTTTTTGAAAAAAAGTTTTGACTGATACCGCATCGGCGGTAATGTCACCTTCGTCAGAGCAGACACCTCCTTTGTGAGCCTGCTCCCTAATACCCGCCGTCGAAGACCCCACACGGGACACTCGGAAGCGAAGGGAGCAACAAACCATCAGTTTCGACTGATACCAACTCACCAAAAACCAAAGGAGACCAAATGCCCGATCTAAACGGAGTTCTGACGAACATCCCCAATCACTTCACCACCCAGTTCGATAGCAACTGGAAACACCTCGTTCAGCAGAAAAATTCTCGGCTGAAAGAGTATTGCACCCTCGATTCCATCGAAGGGAAGGAGAAATCCTACAACCAACTCGATGCAACCTCGATGACCCAGATCACGGATCGCTCACGCGACACCCGTATCTCTGATCAAGCGATGGCCAAGCGTTGGATTCGCCCGCTCAACTACGACTGCGCCAAACTCGTTGACGAGTTCGACGAGCAGTTCCTCGGCGAAGTCGTGCTTCCCACAAGCCCGATCATCCAATCGCACGCCGCAGCCTACGCTCGCACTTGCGACAAGATCATCATCGACGCTCTCGGTGGCACAGCCTTCACCGGCACGACTGGCACAACGGCCACCGTCCTGCCAGCAGGCCAGAAGATCGCAGTCAACTATGTCGAGTCCGGCACAGCTGCCAACTCCGGCCTCACCATCGCCAAACTCCGCGCAGCGAAGTTCCTCTTCGACTCCAACGAGGTTGACGAGGAGGAAGAGCGCATCATGGTTGTGTCCGCCAAGCAGCTCCAAGACCTGCTCCGCACGGTTGAGGCAACCTCGGCAGACTACAACACGGTCCGCGCCCTTGTGGACGGCACTTTGAACACCTTCATGGGTTTCAAATTCCGCCGCAGCCAACAGCTCCCGCTGGCCGTCGATATCCGCTCCTGCTACGCCTATGTGAAGAGCGGCATCACCCTCGCCGAGCGTGGTCTCAAGACCATGATGGATGTCCGTCCCGACCTCTCACACTCCCTTCAAATCCGTTCCGTGGCCAGCCTCGCTGCCGTGCGTATGGAAGAGAAGAAAGTCGTCGAGATCGCCTGCGACGAAGTCCTCTAAGTTCCCGCACCCCGCTGGCAGACCGGGCAATGTCTGCCACCCAATTTTTGTGATCTGACTACGCTTCAATGACAGACATCCAAATCTGCAACCTTGCCCTCGCCCGCCTCGGAGATTCGCGCATCGCCAATCTCAATGACGCGACCGCGCAAGCGCAGTATTGCAATCTGTTCTACACGCAGACGGTCGAGGAACTCCAAGCGGAGTTCGATTGGCAATTCTGCCGCAAGCAGGTCAACCTCACCAGCGGCACGGCCCCGCTCACCGGCTATTCTATTCAATATGCCCTTCCCGCTGATTTCATCCGGGCGATCCGTCTTGGGAGCATTGATGCCAGCGAAAATTTTGGCACTTGGGAGATAGTCGGAACCAATCTTCACACAAACCTCTCCGCTCCGGTCGTCCTCGACTACATCGCCAATATCACGACGACCACCTCGTTCCCAGCCATCTTCGTCGAGGCGCTCTCGATGAAGCTCGCAGCCGTCCTTGCGATGCCTCTTACCGG